TGTTTGCAATCATAGAATCAACAACACCTAATGCCTTAACTCTTAATGCGTCTGCGTTTACTTCAATAGATGAATCATCTACTTCTACATCTAATTGATTACCTGTTTTACTTAAAGCTGCACCAGAATTAATTTGACCTGCACCAGAGAATTGTGTTACCACTTGCTACTGTATTAATACCCTCGCCAGCAAGAAATTCTAAAGTACCACCTAATCTTACATTACCTTGTGTAGAACTTTCGTCTGTAAAGTATAATGGGTCAGTTAGTTTAGCACTTGAAATTGAGCCTGCTAACATGGCGTCTGTAATACCTAATGCTTTAACTCTTAATGCGTCTGAGTTAACTTCAATAGATGAGTTATCTGTTTCTACATTAAGTGTATTACCTGTTTTTGATAATGCGTCACCAGCAATAACTTGCCCAGCACCTGAAAACTGTGATACATCTAATGCTGTTGTACCAAATGTAGGAGCACCTGTGTGAGTAAATACATAACCGTTATTACCACCAGCAGTACCTTCTTCAACGAATACGAATGAACCACCTGATAATTCAGCAGGTTGGTCTTCCGGAGTTGCTCTTGTTAAAACCCAATTTGATGAACCATCACCAACTGTAGTTACAACATAGATACCGTTTTGAGCAGCTGTTGTTTGGTCTTTAATTAATATTCTATCTGCAACAACTAAAGTTACACCGTCAAGTGTTAATGCAGCTTGTGAGCCAGAGTTTGTTAATGTTGCGCCGACACCAGCAGTACCATTATCATATGTCGCTGATAAGTTTGCTGTAGAAGCCGCTTTAGCAGATGGTTTAGCGTCAAGGCCTTGAGCAACTTGGTCAACATATGCTTTGTTAGCAAGTGACTGTGATTGAAAACCTGCTCTGTCTTCGTAACCTGATGGTACAATTACTGAACCTGTACCGTGTGGCGATAAATTAATATCTTTGTTACTTGCTGTTGTAGATATAGTTTGACCGTTTGTCGTAATATCATCAACAACTAATGAAGTTATACCTGCAATGTCAGTTGTAGTTGCACCTAATGTTAATGTAGATGAACCAATTGTAGTTGTCGGATTTGCTAAGTTAGCATTTGATATAGCCGCACTACCAGATAAATTTGAATTTGTTAATGCTGTTGCATTGTATGTAATTGTGTTGTCTGTTACAACCGCTTCAAGACCAGCACCACCGGCAAATGTTAAAGTTTCTGCCGTATTGTATGTATCTGTTCCTGTGTCACCTGCTAAATCAATAAACTGGTTTACAGTTGCAAAATCTAAATTACCAGCACCATCTGTTTTTAAGAATTGTCCTGGAGAACCATCGCCGTCTGGTAATACGAATGTCGTAGTAGCCGAAACTGCGTTAGGCGATTTAAGGGCAATAAAGTTTGAACCGTTATTTGTACCCTCGTTAAATTTAATTGTACCACCGACTGTAGCAGAAGTACCAACAATAAATTGGTCAATCGCACTATTTGAATCTACTATTAGAGCAGAGTTAGCCGTTAATGTTCCTTGAACGTGGTCTAATATAGATGTAAAATACTTACCACCGATAATATCAATACTTGTTGCGTCACCATTACCATCAACTGAACCTGTACCTAAAAATATTCTATCACCGTTATTGGCTTGGGTACCTGAACCGTATGTGTAAGCTAATTCACCTTGTTTTAGAGTAGCGGGACTAGTAGTACCCGAACTTCTTTTTATCTGAATTACTGTTGCCATATCTTATTTAAAAACTCCCACAGTTAAATAACAGCGTTCCTGTTGTTGTAACAATTTCTGTTCTTGTTACAAATTTACCATCGCTTGCTCTATATTGTAATAACGCACCATCATTCAATGTACTTGCGTCTACGTCACCCAACGACTTTAATTGTAAGGAACTGTTGGCTGCTGCCTGAGCCGATGGCAAAGTAACTGATACTTTATCTGGACCCGCTGATGTGTTAACGTTAATTTTTGCTGTAATATCAGGCATTATTGCTCCCTCTTTGTACTATTTATAATGAAAAGGAGTTGTATTATACTGAAACTTGTGGTCTAACTGTAATTATGCCTTCAATCACTCTAGTAACGTTTCCGCTACTGGTTTGTGTAATTTCTAAATCGTAAACGTATCTGGTATCATCTAATGCCTCGGTTTGAGTTTTAGATAACTGTAAGGAAACAATACCTGTGGTAGCGTCTGCGGCTACTGTAGTAGTGAAAGATACTCTAGTATTGACACTATTGTATCCTTTTGCTAATTTTGCTTGTGCTGTATAACCACTTAAATCAAAAGGATTACCATTAGCGTCTTTGACTGTTACGTCAGAGGTAAATGTTGCCCCTTGGTCTACCGATAAGTTAGCTATAGCTGCCATATTTCTTTACTCTTCTGTTTTTTCTGCTGATTGAAAACCATCTGATTCGGTCTTCAACAACTCTACGATTTTGTCATTGTAAAATTTTGTCAGTACGTCAGTTTTTTCCATTTCAATAGCAAGTCTCGTTTTACTTGTAACGACTTCTTGTCTTGCTGTGATATAGTTTCTCAATTCACTGCTAAATTTTGTTTCGTCATACTCTTTTCCATCTATTGTAATCATAATATTCTCCTATTATTACTATTTATAATAAAAATACTAGCTTTGTACAACATTCTCAGTAATATTATTATCACTGCAATATGTTTGTCTTCTAGTGTACTCTGCTTGTATCGCTTCGTTTGCTTTATAATCATCAAATGCTTCTTCACTATAGAAGCTCAATACAGTTGTTTTGACCATTTGGTCTTCACTGATACTATCTACAACTGAACCAGACCTACCTGAGTCTGTATATGTCTTTACAGCCGCTAAAAATTCTTCTGACGGCTCATAAAAAGGTGTATCAGTATATGCTCTAGTTTGTGTAAGTGTTCTAGTTACCCACGCCATCTTAATCTCCTTTTACAAATAATTTATTCTCAACAATCTCTTTGATTGATTTTCCAAATAACTCATTTTTACTATATTTATCCATTTCGGGGTCGTAGGTTAACCAAGGTGTTAGACCAATTACCAAGTTAATTCTAGGTTCTTTTGTCTCTACTTTTCGTGTGATAGTTGGTCTATGTTTAATTCTTGTATTCCAGAGATATGCTTTTCCTACTTCTAGTTTGTAAGTGTTATCTTTCCACTGCATAACATATTCATCACTAGTTTGTAAAGGTATATTAACTCTTAATAGCATTTGTGGTGGTTCATCAATATGCCAACCTTTGCGATTTGGTTCTAAACCATAACCAAATACATAACCAACCCTACTACGTGAAACATGAAAGGCAAATCTATCTAATAAAAAACCTAGATGTTTGTCAACCTCTGGTGTTCTCTTTCTAAAACCAAATGTATCATAATATGTATTTTCAAGCTGTTCATGTTCTTGGTCATCTTGTGCAAATGTTTGAGTAGATAATCTTGAGCCAAATACTTGATGGTGTGGATTTTCGTCTTTATGAAATGTAGGGTTATATGTAATACCAAATCCTTTATAGTTTTCGTTTGTACTATCCTTTGTTCGCCAACCAATTAGACCTACTTCTTTCTCAATTGCCTTGACACCTTTTAATATATCTTCTGCTGGTGGTAAACCTAACTCTTCTAATGTAAACTCATGCCAACCAAAGTCTTGGTAATTATCATCACTAGCATTAAAAAACCTATTCGCTTCATTCTTAAACATACGTATATTTATGACGTATAAATAGTAGTACATAATTGAGAAGTGAAATGAACGTAACATATAATAATATTACTATACCATTCTATGACATGGAACAGATGATGAACGCCTCGCCAATATCTAAAAAAGGCCTCGTTCTTAATTCAGAAGGCCTTCCAGAAAACATAATTGTATCACTTTCAGGTGGTGCTGATTCTGCCTCTGCATTATATCTTTCTTGTAAACATTATCCAAATTTACATTACTATCCTTTTACTGCAAGAGATATTGGTAACAATGCTCTTAAAGACGCCATCGCAGCTGATAAGATAGTTAAGTATATTCAAAATAAATTTCCACATGCAAATCTACACGACATTGAAACTTTTGATTTCAATGATAGAGACGAAAAACATTGGCCTGAAGCACAAAAGGCTATTGATGGTGTATCAGATGACCCTAAATTATCAAAAGATAAAGATGAATATAAAAATTTAAGTATTAAGCAAATGACTAAGATAATCTTAATACATGAAATATGTGAACATATGGTTAAGAAGTTTCATAAACCTATGATGTTAGATGGTCTTACTGGTAATCCACCACCAGAGGCACTAGAAACTTTTGGTCATAAAGGAGAAGATAGACGTAATCATTATACAAATAGAGTTAGATTAAAATACAACCGTTACAAACCATTTCTCAATGTAGATAAAAAGTTTGTAGCAGATATTTACAAACAAAATAACATTATGGATTTATTTGAAATAACACGTTCTTGTACAGGTACAGCAAAAGATACAGATAACTACACCAGAGAATGTCATAAATGTTTTTGGTGTTATGAGAGAAAATGGGCATTTGATTTAGTATGGTAAAAGTTAATATAGTATGTACTAGTAAACCTTGTGATGGACTATTGTATTATAGTTATGAACATTGTACTTATTTAAGGTCAATTGGTATTGACGCTCAAGTTGTTTGTGTACCACATCCTAGAGGTATTGTTTCTGAATATAGAAATGCACTGATACGAAAATATGGTCATGCAAATAACGTTATCGTAAATAACTATCTACCTAAAAATGATGAGATAACAATGATTATGGGTAGAAGTATGTTAACTCTACCACATAAAGTTAGAAAAGAATATAAACG